TTATTTATTTTTTAGTTCTGTGTACTTGTCTGCCGCGGTAATATAAAACGTCTTACCTTTTGAATTTTGAACTTTATATTGCAGGCTGCCATTCACATTCACTTTATCGAGTACAGTAGGGAATCCAAGGCCTTTATTTACGGTACCTACAACATCCTTATCTGCCCATGATGGTTTAGCATAGAAACGTAGGTCGTTGGTTTTAGAAACAAGTTTCTTCCCAGCGTAAGGATTAGGCGCGGTTGGCTTCGGTTCTGTTTTGCTAGGCGTTTCCGGTTTCTCTGCCGCTGTTTTATATTCGATGCCTAATGTTTTTAAAATCCCGTGTGCGATAGCGCGGCCCATTTCTTGTTGTTCCGGTACAGTATCGACAATAAAACGATCATTAGAATCAATAAAAGCCGGTTCCACAATAACCGCCGGCATTTTAGTTTGTCTAATAACGGCATGATAATCCTTTCCGTCGCTTCCTTTTTTCGAGTATGTCGGGATGCTGCCGACGTTTTGCTTCATTTCATCCTTAATCGCGTCGATAATATGTTGAGCTAGAACTTTGCTTGTACCGCCCGCGATACTATGAATTACCTCGGCACGGTCTCCGCCGCCTGCGTTGTAATGTACCGATACAAACAAATCAGCGCCCCATTTATTCGCTGAATTAGAGCGTTCACTAAGTGAAGGGTATGAGTCTCCCGTACGTGATAAATAAGTTTCAATGCCGTATTTTTCAAGCTCATATTTTACAGCATACGCTGTTACTCGCGCCATTTCTTTCTCTACTAATCCGTTTGCTACTGCTCCTGGATCAGTGCCGCCGTGTCCAATATCAATAAATACTTTTTTCTTCATTCTTCAACATCCTTTCGAGGCGTCTTATACTTTTTAGCCTGTTCAGAGTCGGCCCCGCCTGCTGTAGTCGGGTCTATAATCAGACCCCAGAGTGCGAACAACCCTGTTATAACTGTAATTACACGTTGCAATATCTCGTTATAGTCCCATGTCACATTAAATACGTATAAAATTGCTTGAACAACAAAAAAGGTAGCTGCAATCATCGCAACTACCCACGTCTTATTATGAAAACGCACTCCCCAATTTATTTTTTTCATTTTTATGCCTCCGCTCTTTTATTCTAGCTATTTTTTCTTTTTACAACGTGCGCATCTTCCGTTTACCCATCGATGAACTCCTAGTTTGCATAAACCGCTTCCAATAAGTGACATCTTTATCACCTCCTTTAATTTAGTAAGTTGGCCATAAATGCAGTGATTATAATACCTAGTCCTCCTCCTACTACTGATGTAATAGCCGAAGCGATAATCGTACGTCTTATAAATTGCTTTCGTCCCTTTTCTTCTATTACCAATTGCTCTGCTCTATCGGCGCGTTCGCGTTCTTTCGTTATTTCTATTTCCATGAATTTCTTTTCGTATGTCATTACCTTATCTAGCAAAGGAGCAAGACCATTTCTTACCGCTTCTTCGATGTCTATAGGCAATGCTATTTTCCAATCTTCTATCGCGTCTAGCCTTTCGTTGTGCTTGTCTAATCGTTTCTTGTTTTCTCCCGCTAAAGACTTACCCGTTTCAGCAACTTGTTTTATTTTTGCCCATTCTTCATTTGTAATTTTCACATGTTGATCCATCGGGATCACCTCACCCCATTATTTTGTACAACATAGTTGCTAATCAATCATAAACTCTATTCCGTCTAACCAGAATCCGCTAGCATCTACTGCAATAGCTAGTACCTCTAAATCTCCACTTGGCTTTGCGTAAACAGTTGCGCTTGATCCTATAGCTCCTGACTGCTGAGCCACTTTGTAACCATTTACATATGTTGTGCTTGATCGAAATCCTACAGGCAATGTTGAAAAAGCTCCTGCCGTTGTTCCTGCTACACGATTAACTAAACCTCGTAATATAACACGATTTCCTATTTTTCTATACTGAGGCTTCGCAGTTCCAGCAGAATAATTAGTTTTCAACGGCAAGTCGAGCCATCCAGAATCTAAAAATTTAGCATCTACATATGCAATAGAAGCTGTTTTAGCCGCATCTGCCTTTGTTTGTGATCCAACCGTATTTTCATATTCTCGCCAGGCTGTAGAAGATGTTGCGCCTACGTACCTGTAAAAATGTCTATTTGTAGCAGCGTTAGTAGTGCTAAAATATCTCGCATGTTGTTCTATTCCTGTTCCAGTTATTAGTTTGTGATTTTCTAATCTTAGAGAAGCTCCTCCCGTTAAAGGAGCATCAGTTATTTTAGCTGCTGCTGTTGAATTAATGTAAAAACTACCCTGTTCTACGATTTCTGCTAGAGTAGTTACATCCGGAGGAGCTTTAGCAGCTCCAGTGTCAGCAGTTAATTTAGCCTTTTGCCAATTAGTTGTTTCCGAACGCGGAACAATATCATTAGAGTTAATAAGTGATATTAATTCGTTCGCCGTGTCCGTAGATTCATTTAATTGAGCGATAGCTGTGTTTAACGATTCCATCGCCTCGGCGGTAGATTCTCGAATAAAGTTATTCAAGCCAGCAATATCGCTTATAAAATCCTTTTGCTCGATATTACCTTGTGTAGCGTCCTCCTGAACTAAAATAGTGAAATTCGGTGTTGTAACACGTACATCTGCACTTAAGTCTAGTTCTTCTAATATTTGAAAACCAATTGACCCACCTTTTTCTAATACAAAATAACAAAGATTAAGTTCACCTTGACGTGCGAATACTTCCTTTGCCATCGTGTATTTTATAATCCCTTTATCTGGATTAATTATATCCATGTTATTGTACGTAGAACCGTCATCGCGAACAAAATATCCTCCTGGTAATCGACATTCAAAAATCGGTCGATAATCACCGAAATCTGGTATTCCAGCGCCGTTGTTTGTGAATTGAACGATTGTTGTAACGGCGTTATTTTCAGTTGCGCGGGCTAATATTAGAGGCCTTATACTATCAGAAACTAAATCTAAACTAAATTGATATTGTTTTAAACTCACCGTCTTAGCAACCTCCTTTCTATGAATTGTTCAATATCTGTAACTCTTTTATTTAACGCTTCGTTTTGTTCTTTTAAGTCGCTTATAATTTCTAAAGCTGTTTCTAGCGTTTCGTTTGTGTTTGAAAGTTCTTTTCTTAGCTCCTCTACTTCCTCGATATTTTCACGCGCACCTTGCCATAGCCACATTATAGCTTTTTGATGATCCATTCCCATAATATCATCAGCTCTCAGTTCAGGCGGTAGCAATTCGGCAATGAAGCCTAGCCGTTTATCAAAACTAACATAGGCACCCTCATTATCTTCGTTCTCGTTAAAAGCAGATTCGACATCTTGTTTTAGACGATAGCTGAATACTTCAACGGTTTTAATCATATCTTTACCGCTGTATTTTTCGGCAATTCTTGATTCTATAAATTTTTCAACGTCTTGTTTAATTCCAATACTAGACATTTGAATCACCGACTTACAAACGTGATCCGCATAAATCAAAGTTGGCGTATCCCACGATGTATATAAAATGCTGGCTGTTTTACCACCTGGTCCCGCCCCTATAGAACACCAGTCAACCGAATAAACAAGTGGGAACTCTCCCCCTGCGAACGGAGATAATCGGATTACTTTGTCGGGATCGACAACACCTGTACTTTCATTTATTTTTTCAATAGCTAATCCCATATTTCCCGTTGTATCTAGACTTACGCGCATTGCTGGGTGTGGATAATTATCGCGTTTAGCCTCTAAAATAAAACCACTACCGCCGCCTATTTTTAGTATTTCGCGATATTGAGGCAACGGCAACGGAGGCATAAAACTAGAGTAAAGCGTGTCTAAATAAGCGGCAGAACCGGTTATTGTAACTCCGATGATGTTAATTGCTCGTAGTGTTCCTGTCAAAATACGGTCTGCAACTATCATGCCGTCGTAAGTTATTCCGATTTCATAAGGACCAGCATATCCGTTTTTTGAAAATCCTAATCCACCCGCGTTCCAACGCCAGATATTACGTGCCGTGTTGATGTCTTTCGTGTCCATGATCAAAATTTCTTGCGGGTCCGCCATCGATGGATATAAAACGACATTACCGGCCGGAGGATTGTTAATAACGTTTGTTAGTTCATCAATCCCCGCTTGTAGAAATGTTTTTTCAGCGGCTATAATTTCAACTTCTTTTTGAATATCGTTGAATTGACGCGATATATTCGCTTTAAAATCTCCCAATTCAACCGAAATGTATTTATCGAGCAACGGATCGAATGTTGTTGCAATGACACGAGCTTTCACGTCGATACCAAGTTGCAAAAATTTAACGGTTACGGTGTCCCAAAGATTGACCGTTTCTAGCGCCAGAATGCTCGCCAGTTCTTCGTCGTCCACCTCACGGGATAAATCCACAAAGGAAATATTGAGATTAACAGACGGTTTTCCAACATCGTTATTAACTAGATATGCTTGCGCTGCCGTTCGAAGTGTTGCAACGTTTGTAACGTTATCACCCGTTAAATCAACCATAAACGCTCGAGGCTGAGCGAAATTGGAGACGTATTGCGAGTCTAAAACGACTTCCGGCAATCGTATTGTTGTTTCGTTTCCGTTTGCATCCTGTACCTGCGCGAAGGGATAAATAGATGTGAATGTTTCGCCTATCTCCTCGTCTTGTGTTGCGTCAGTAAGGTTCTTTCCGTATGCGACTAGAACACCTTTATCAACGCCTGCTCCTTGTCGTGGGTAATGCCTTATGTTGAAATTATCAAAAATAAACTCACCTTTGAACGTATCTAAAAGTGAGCCTTCCTTTCCGCCTAGAGCCTCTCGAGAAGAAGCTAGTTCAATGGTTGTACTCGCCTGTGTTGTTGACGTGCTTGTTCCTGTGAAGCTGTGAGGGTACACGGTATTGCTTAAAATTTGATTGAGCATATAACCAGCCGTTCCGTTTTGAACGGTGATTTTGCCCTTGAGCGGGTTGTAGTGCAGTCGATAGCTGATGTGTTCCGCCTTGACAGTAACGATCCCGTTCATAGGTTTAGACACGGCATAAATCGTAAACAACTGTTCTTGCTCCCTAAACCCAGCCTTAGCCTTGACAATATTTTGATTCTTGATCTCATCAAAATACATGCCATCTTTAACATATTTAAATTCTAGTTCATACGTTCCGTTCGCCTCTTGACGAACTATCCAGTCGAACGAATCCGTTAGAACACCTATGCCGTTGTTATTGAAATCCGTCGTGTTCGCATCATATAAGCGGGGCGTTAAGGTCCTAGAAGCTGTCATCATATCGTCCTCCAATTCGGCGTTACTTCTACTTTTGTTACATTGCCCGTCCATGTGAATCGGTTTTCACCGACTGCCAATTGCGGATAGGGATACGTGTTAACTTTATTATTAAGCAAAGTGCCTGCTTTATAAGCAATCTGTAAGCCAGTATCTAGCGTGATTTCACCTTGAATGCCTTTTAAAACAACCTTGTAATCATTCACGAAAAAATCAATATCCCCGTTACCAAAAATCGTGATAACGGGATTGGATGGGAATATCTCAACATTATTTAGCCGTCCGCCTTTTTTAATATCGAATACTTGCGATCCGATTATTGAGTACTTGAAAGGCTTACAATCAAAGCTTATTGTTGTTCGGCCAAAGCTGTTGTTTACGTTTTGAATCTCCGTCATATTAAAACACCTTGCAAGCCGGTAATAGCGATTATCAACCGTGTCTATCAGCTTGTTATAGCCTCTTTTAAATCGAATCCATTTCGAAATTTCAGCGTATATCTCGTAAATTGTTAGTCCGTTGTACGAGATAATATTAACAGGATAATCCATCGTGATATTTTTGTAACGATCGTTATCTATAAAATTATCACCGCTAATACCAGGCGTTTCAATCCTTTCTATGTCTTGCTCAGGAACAGGAAAGACGCGATCAATGAGAATTCTCATTCCGAAATCTGTTGACTTTTTACCTGCAAACTGAAAATAATTAGGTACCTTCAGCACTCTCTCAATCATCTGTCTAACCTCCTTCTGTCTCGATTTATTTTTGAACCTAAATCTTCCGCAATGCGCGGTATATCATCATCATTTCTAACGATAATATTCCCTGTAAACGTTATGCTGATAGGCTGTTCTACTGTAGTAGCGCTAGGTGACGCCATCGCTGGCGCTGGTGTCATTCCTGAAAATGCAGTAGCTAAATTAGGCATTCTTATTTTTGACATGTCTGGCATTTTAAAGCCTTTCATATCTGGCATCACACTTCTAGCTAAACCATCCGCAGCTTTCATTGCAACTCCTGAATCAGCTTCGATACCTACAGCTATACCTTGCGGAATGAATTTACCAACATTATCTCTCATCCAGCGGGATGGAGATTTTATTTTCAAAGCTCCAGTTATTTTGTCTTTTATTCCGCTTACAACTTCGCCTACTTTTTCCTTGACTTTTTCAGCCATACTGTCTATTCCGCTTATTAAACCTTGAATGATATTCTTACCTATTTCTGATAAATCAATACCCTTTAGCGGATTCTCGATAAAACCAACCACTTTTTCAAATATTTCTTTTGTTTTATCTTTGAGTTCGTTCCATTTTTTAACTACCTCGTCTTTGATTCCTTTTGCTATTTTACCTGCTGCGTTTTTAGCTGCTTGAAACTTTCCATTTATACCTTTTATGAGTTCTAAAATTAATTTTCCGCCTAATTTGAGCAATTCCCATATCAACGCTCCTATACCTTTCACTAGCTCCCATAATATTTGACCGCCTGCTTTAAGAATTTTAGGCAAGTTTTTAATTAATTCTGCTGCTAAGGTAATTATTAATTTCAAAGCCATCGCGATTAGCTTAGGCAATATTTTAATAACACCTTGAATGAGAGCCATCAATATTTTTACGCCAGCATCTAATATCTTAGGTAGATTAGCTACTATGAGGTTTAAAAGTGTCATGATTATTTTTAATCCCGCTTCTAGTAATACTGGCAATATTTCAATTATGCCATCTATTAGAGCCATTAAAATTTGAATCCCAGCTTCTAAAATTTTAGGGAGATTCTCAACTAAAGTAGCAACTAATAGCATTATTATCTGTATAGCTGAATCGATTAGAGTCGGCAACATGCTTACTATGCCATCAACTAAAGCCATAATTATTTGAATAGCAGCCGTTAATATCGCTGGCAACATAGTAGAAAATCCTTGAATTAAAGCTAACAAAATTTGAACGCCTGATTCTATTATCATAGGTAGTAACGTTGTTACTGTTGATAGCCATAAATCAATTAACTTTGTTATCACTGCTAAAATTTGAGGTAAAGCAGAAACGACACCTTGAATCATTTTAGTAATAAATTCTACGCCAATTTTAACAATCTTAGGCATTTGAGAAGCTAATTTTGTAATCATCTCCGTTATTAGATTCATTGTCTTTGTTATTAATTCCGGAACAGTTATTCCCATTCCTTTTGCTATAGATTGCACGATTTGAGCGCCGGCAAGCAATAGCCTAGGAATCCCGCCGACAAAAATACCAAGAATGGCCGGAATGAAGTTTTTTAATTGTTCTAGCAACGGAGTGAAGTCGCCAGTTTTGAATAGGTTTTGTATCGCTTGACCGAAACCAACAAATTTAGAAATTAAGTTATCGAAAATTGTAACCATAACCGAAAATGCTTGTGTTTTAGTAAATTGATTGTATAAATTAACGAAGTACTTGCCAATCGCATTCAAATCTATTCCCATTTTCAACAAGACATCCGATAGGGATTGACCTGTTTTTTTCAGATAAATAAAACCCGATACAAGCGCGACAATTGCTGCCGCTACGAGCCAAACGGTTCCCGACATTGCGGCTAATCCTGTTATCAATGGTCCTATAAGCATCCAAGCCGCGCCTAACGCCGCCTGAAATCCTGCAAACAATCCGATTCCAGCCGCTAAAGGTGCTAGTATAAGCATCAGTGCTGGAACTAACAAAATAATAGCCGCAACAAACTTGGCTATTTTCGGATGCGCTTTATTAAATTCAGTTGTTAAATCTGCAATTTTCTTGATGAAATTAAATACGGGAATCATGACAGCGGCGAAGACTTGAAATAATGGCTCAAACGCCTGCCTAACACTCTTCTTCATACCTGCGAACGCTTTTGCATAAGCCTTATTCGATTCCATCGCACCTTTATGCAGTGTCGAATAAAATTTCACGGCCGTAACCGAAGCTACTAGCGCCACCATTGTCATTCGCATGATACCTTGACTAATCATCATCGTCATATCTTTAAGTTGTTTCATGTTAGCAGTAGGGCCCAGCATTTTTAATGCCAATGCTGCTGGCTGTCCACGCATAGCAATCTGATTTAAGCCACTAGCAACCGCCAAAGCGCCTTTATTTACTTGGTATAAAGGATTCTTCATCCTGTCGAAATTCTCCATAATACGCGTCGCCTGCGTCGTCCTTGTAATCATCTGACCGACACTCTGAATAAGTTGAACTTTCATCATTTCATTGTTCTTTATCATTTCGTCCATTACTTTCTTATGAACTCGACCTTGCGCTTCAACCTGTCCCATGAACTGTTTTGATGTGCCAGTGTAATCTTTAGCGGCTTTTCCTAATTGAAAAAACGCATATTTGGAACCAATCAGCTCGTCTTTGTACTTATACAAAGATTGCCGTTGCTCCATATACGCGCTTCTCATTTCACTGTGCATCCGCCTAGCTTCTTCTGATTGCCCCCGATAAACTCGTCTAACAGACCTTCCATAATACTCATAGTTTTTAGTCATTTGATTATTGTAGCGTTCTGATGTCTTAGAAATACGCTTGCCCATGTTTTCCATTTCGCGCTCGATGTCCTTAGCGTCGTACTTAATGCCGCTTTTATCTATCTCAGTGTCAATATGAATACTGCCATCTGAACCTGCCATAATTTCCCTCCTTTCTTGATGTATGTAACGGAATTAGATAAATGCTTTCATCATTCGTTCTAAATCCGCTTGTTCCCGTTTTTTACGCTGACTGGAAAGCTCGTAATGTTTCTTTAATTTCAGTATGCGCTTGCGTTCGTCGGCGTTTTCTTTGCCTGACGGAACTTTACAAGTGCGGTACATAATCGCTTGCATAATCGGTGTTTCTTCGGGCAAATTATTAAACAGAGTCATGAATCTGCCCCAGCTCATTATCCCAATTTGCTCCTCTAAATCGATTTCATAAGCCATTAAAAAAGACGCGATAATACGGTCTGCGTCTTCAAAAAAATTAAATATCTCTTCGCTTTCAGCCTCTTCATCCCCGTCTAATTCCTTGTAAATAAGCGTGACGATGTTGTAAATATCAACAGGGCTATGTTTATATTGCTTATAATCAACGACAAACATTCGATACATAATATCTAACTTTTCGTTGTCATCAAAATACGTATCTCCTTGCAATTTGATTGATTTAATCACCTTATCAAAAGTAATCCTAATCTTTATCTCGGAATCGTTATAGACAAGAATGCGATCAGGATTACTTTTTTTAGCCGTTAATGAAAGCATCGCAATCACTCACTATCTATTTTTTGTTCTGTATCTTCTTCGATACCGAGATATTCCTCTAGCTTCTTGTCCTCGAAATCTTCCATTTTATCTTTAAATACTTTGAACAGTTGCATTCCAATGTGCGAACAAACGATAGAGCTTTGTCCTGAATCGTTATAAATCACGTCTGCATCCTCTTTACCAAAAAACATCTCGAGCATATCTTTCACAATTGCTATATCTTTTTTGAAATCTTTTTTATCTTTAGTTGATTTTTCTTTCTCCCATTTTTCCATCTTCGCATGAGCCTTATCGTACTCTTCCATCTTCGCGTCACTAAACTCAACCTTGTAACTTTTTCCGTAAATCTCAACCTCTTCAAACGATGTCTTTGTTTCAATAATAATTGCTGTCATTTAAAACACTCCTATTCTCTAATTTTCTCTGTGAAAAACACTGTATAATTCGACTTGTCTTTAATGTAAAAATTAACAACATCTCCAATTTTTAAAGCATCGAAATCATATTCAAAAAATCCGCCTATGTCCGTTTCGGCATACAGGCGAGGACCATCGTTGACAGAGAAATAAATTTTGCTGTTATTATTAAAGTCACCTGACATGTGTAATTGTTTTGTTGTGATATTTTCACGTATCGGACTGAATGCTTGATCTATATCATCATATCGCAAATGAATCCCCTCCTTATGTCGCTATTTGTTCCACATAGCTCGGATAAATAGAGCCTACTTTAGCTTCCGCTTTAACGGTAGAACCTACATTTATTCCCGAAACAGCTCCGCTATATTCTCCGTTTGCGTTAGCTGTAAATGTTGTTTTATTAACACCGTCAACACTTATTCTGACTTGCCCGTTATTTTCTGTTGTTCCTGATACAGTTCCTACGCTTGCAACAACTGGATTAAGCGTTATTTTAGCTATTTCTGCTGTTATCGTTGTAATCATTCCTAGTATAGAATCAGGAGCATTCGGAACGCCTTCAATCGCCCTAACATCGTATTGCTCCCCTTTTATTATGTTAGGATTGTTAAGAACGTATATTCTTGCAACTCCGTCAACAACAGTTCCTGTAAGTATTGCTGATGTTTCTCCTTTTCTATAAAGCCTGCAATTTGTAACGTTAGCAGCACTTACAGTCTGTCCGTTTACATATCCTTCTCCGTATAAAAATCTATTAACAGCCATTTTTGATATTCTTGTTCTTTGTGTTATTTTGTCGCTCTGTTCGCCCTCTAACGTTCTATCAACAGCAGATACAGTTACAGAATAATACGTTTTTTGCGTGAGTCCCGTCACTACTGCTACATTAGAGTTGAAACGGCGAGCTTGCGCCTCTCCTTCTATATGTAGTAAGTAATGACTTGCATTACTTATTGGGTCCCACGTTAACGTTATCGCTGTGTCGGTAAATGCTGTGACAGAAACGTTAACGGGCTTACGAGGGCGTAACTGGCGGTGTCGGTTCTTCTGTTACGTCATCCAGTTTTTCAGGTAAACCAGAATAATGTATCTCAAAAGATACTTCACCTTTCGAATTAGCTGCTCCGCCTGGAGGCTTAACATTAACTAAAGATGCAGGACCCTTTAATCCCTTCTTTTTAGGCGATATAACTAAAAATTCACCACGTCGCTTTTTCTCGATATCTAAAAGAGCTTCATCGAAAATGAAATTTTGCGCTGGATCATTGTACTGCCGATGTCCTTCAAATGTATACGTTGGTTGTAAACCGATAACGGTAGAATCGACACCACCATTTAGATCGTAGTATGGCGTTTGGTCTACTTCTTCATTATTTTCAGGATCAATATTTTCAATTCCGCTAGCAATCCATAGCCATCCGGCATCTTCTATTTTTGCCCCAGTTGTCGGGTTCCACCAAAACCGAAAGTTATGTTGTAGTAAAAATGCTTGTTCCATGCTTATTCCTCCTTGTTTTTATGAATTTCCGCCCGAAACATGGCGGACCATATGAATAATTTTTTGGCCGTTATATCAACTTCGGAAGGCTCTGTGTATATTTCGCATTGTGTAAAAGAAAAAGAACCATCCTCGGGTGATAGTTCACCATCTGATAGTTCTAGCGCCTCCGCTATATGTTCGATTGTGTTCATCGCTGTAACTCTGTCTTGATGCTTGACGAGGATTTGAAAGACAATGTTTTTAGTAACTGTTCTGTCCATGTAGCGAACACCTGGGGAAGAAGGCGTAAATCTAAAAACAATGTCCTCCTCGTCAATGTCTAAGACGCTCATTCTAACAGCACTAAATAAATCCAATCTCGTTTCTAGATGCATTTTGACAGCCTCAAAAAATACTTTTCTCATCTTCTCCCCCCTGCCGCCGCATTGTTGGCTACTTTTACCCAGTCACTTAGAAACTGCGACTTTGCAACTTCGAACCATAGTCCGCCCGCATGAGGATTTTTATCTTTGCTGAAATTAAATTGCGGGTTAAAATAGATCCGTCGAACGTAAGGTACCGCCCATATAAGCATTCCCTCACCAATTTTAGAATGTATAAAGCTGCTATCAATCGTAGCCTGTGTATCCCATGGTGCAAAGTAATTCGAGTCTTTCAAAACCTGATTATCAAGCGCAAATTGAGCCCTTTCAATGCGCTTATAGACATCCTTTTCGATATCCTTCGCATTAACCTGCACTTCAACCTTAATCCTCAATTACAATACACCTCCCAGTGATGCACGTTACTCCCTCCAGCGTATACCTCATCCACGGAAACAACGTTATACTCACGGTTATCGAAAATGAAAATAGATTTCTCGCTCGGCCGAAAGGCTGGACTAGAATTGATGCGATCAATAAAAATGAGTGTGCTAGATTGGATATCATCACCGTTTGACGTTTTAACAACACGATTGACAGGTTGCACCCGAACACGATTGACAGGAACAGGTTCCTCCCATTCTTCGCCGTATGCGCTTTTCGGGATATACTCTTTATACTCGACATTGTGAATCAATAACCGTCGTTGTATCAACAGCAATCACATCCCCGCGCAAGTGACGGAACCCCAGCGTATAAAAGGCCAGTCGGCGCCAGAATTTCATAGATGTTATTTGCGAATAGAACAACTTTGCCACTGTTTGAAGCATTACCACCGCTACCGCCTCCTTCACTGTAATTCCCAATGCGCACACTACTACCGGCCCCACTATCGACAACGGAAGCCGTTTCACCGTTAAGGAATAAAAATTCTACTTGTGCAGCAGTAGCCTCCATTACGCGGTCGCGCTGAAATTCAACTAAATTGTCGAAGCCTGTTCTGCTGATTGCATACCTAGTAAATCGGTCAATATCGCGACTAGCACGGGGAATAAGGCGTTGTAATTCCTCCGCGGAAATCTCAACGCCTACGTACTCCGCTAGGAAATATTCCGAGTCAATGAATTCCATCTTAATCAACTCATTTCGCTATTTTTTGATACGCTTCTTTTAGTTCTTTATATCCGCCTTGCAATTCTTGATGTTCTTTTTCTAAAGCTGCATATTTTTCTTTATGTTCCTTAATTTGACTCTCTAATTTTTCATACTTAGATTTATCAATCTTGTCATTGCCTGCTGCATACTCAACAACTTTGTATTCCTTTTTCTTCTCGTCTAGTTCGACAACATCATAACCAAGAGCGGTATAAGTGCTTTTTTCTGTCTCGTCGATACTTAACACTTTATTGAATCTCTTTACAGTAATCATGCTAAAACTCCTCTCTATTATGGTTTGACAACGAATTGAATGCCGTTGCTACGTTGTTTGAATAAAATAACATCATTGTAGAACTGCTCGTAATACAACCAGTTACCTGCTGTTTTAGCTGATGGCGAATCAAATCCAGCGAAAGTATATTTTTCTGGCGCGCACATTACTGGAATATGAATAAGCATCATTTGAATTTGTTTCGCTGCTGGATCATCAATAACGCCAACCGAGAAGTTATATAGCGTCTTGAAGCGGTCAGGCGCTACTTGTCTAATATCAACTTCATCAAGGCGGGAGATGCGACGATCAATAACTTGATTGTTCGACTGAACATCAAAATTACGCGTTAAACCTTCCGCGCGTTTTAGAATTTTATTAACAGCAGGAGTTACATATAAAACACGATTCATAGGTACCGCTTGTTCATCCATCAGTTGCATCATGTCGTCGAACTGGCGTAAGATATTAGCTTCGTCTAGTTCCATTTCGTAGATTCCTTTCGTTGGATCTAACTCTTGTTTTTGCGCGAACAACATCGAGAACATGTATTTGTCTTTCTCTGGAATCTTATGCGTTTCGTTAAATACACGAGTAACATTAGCCATAGTAGTGGTAAAATTCGTTTCGTCAACATCGCTAGGGTCGATAAGCGTTTGCCAGTATCTTTCGTTTTTCAATTGATATGTTTCCCAGTCATTCGAATAGTTAGCTTCGAACCCTGTAATAGTACGACGTGGGCGGTCTCTCAATCCTTCGTTAACTGTTAACAACGGAAGTTTAACGGTATCTTGTCCAACCCATTGAATGATACTATTCGATGGAGAGTTCCATAGTTCCGCAGATTGTAGCATGTGGCGGAATGGTTCTTGTAACGCTCGTTGGTAGTCTGTTGCAAAGTTTAAAATTGCTGCCATTTTTATTCCTTCTTTCTATTTTTTATTTAGGTAAGTTGTAAATATCTTGAAACGCGGACTTCATCGCTTCCCCTGGTGTCGTTGTATAGTTTTGCTGTCTGGCAGCATTACCGGTATTTTTAGTTGGCTGTGCTTCTTTGCTGAAAAATGGGTATTTTTCCAGAACCGCTTTTACAGCCTTCGCTGGGTCCTTCTCCTCCAACTTCTCGGCAAGAGCGATCACGTCAGATAAAGAATCATCCGTTACGCCGTTTTTAAGCGCTGCGATTTGCCAATCTTTCGCTGCTGATTCGCTACTAATTCGATTCGCTTCATCCTGCGCGGCTTGCAATGCTTCCGCCTGTTTGTCTGCTTCTGTTTTCTGGCTGTCTTGGAAGTCTTTGTATGCTTTCAGTTGCTGTTGTAATGCGTCCTCACTATCCACACCTAAATCCTTCAAAAAGTCCTCTTTGCTGAATGTAGCGGGTGGCTCGGTTGGAGGTGTAGGCGGTGTCGTTGGCTCTGCTGGCGGTTCATTTCCTGCTGCATTCGGTTCCGTCGGTTCGGTTGCTGGTTCTGCAAAATGCTGGATATCAAACTTAACCATCTTTGTGTTTTTCAATTCGTCACCCCCTTTCACGTCGGCTTGATTTTGGTTTTCAGAATAAAAATTCATCCTAATTCCTCCTTTTAGGTCATATAGGTCATAATAAAAAGACCTAGCATATAGCTACGTCTCGACTATTTTTTCGCGGTTGTAACGGCGGGTCCGTCCCGTCTTATTGATAAACCGCCTCATTTTCGCTTGTCTATGCGACACAATGCGCCTCGCATCCTTCAAATCCTTTTCTGCAACGTCCATCGATTTCAACATAGATAACTGGTGTTTTGCCTTCCTGATGTTCCGCTCTAACAGCCGTTGTCGCTGTGATTCCTTGTATATTGCAATCGATGCCTTTTTGTCATAAGGGAAATGCCGTTGCACCGATACGCCTTCAATGTAGACATAGAGGCGATGCCCGCAATTTATACCGGTAACAATACCATCGATTTCTCCGTAGGTCGTACTAGATAACGGCGGATACTTTTTACTTTTACCGCTACGGCTGTATATCCTACCTTGAAATTCTAGATGCGTCGGTCGGCTCCCTGCATGGCTGGAAACTTCCACAAGGTCCACCTCATAATCATCAAATCTAGCCTCTTGGACCTTATTCCCGACGTTTTTTTGTGTATTCTTAACAACCATGTTCACATATGCTTCGGTACTCCAACGCGCTCCTCTGCGGTCGATAAGGGCAGGCATTCCATTCTCCGCCCATTTCTTCGCTGTTTTCGTCAATGCCTCATCTAACGTAATGCCACCGCCAACAAATTCAGCACTGGCCTGCGTTATGATTTCTAAGTAGATGGACGATGATTGTTTGAGCATCGTGGCGTTCATAAGTTCTAAACGGGTCAACGCTTCAATGTCCTGCGTAGCGATAACCTTAGCGATATTGGCACTATCTGAATATGACACGACGCTTTTATCGGGCAATCGATCGCGTATTTCTCTTTCGACTCTCACACCTTCACCCGCCGCCGTTTCTCGTATCATCTTCCGCATTTTATGGTTGGCCGATTTGGCCGCTTGCGTGACAGTTTGCAAATGTTGCCGTTGCAACCGACTGGCATCCTGCAATTTATCTGCGCGCCATTGTGCCAGAGTTTCCAACGTGATTCCTGCGCCATTGCCTACCGCCTTACCAATCGAATCTAATAAAAGCCCCTCTAATTTCAAATAAATATCGATTATTTGCTGTGATAGCATGATTATTCAACTCCGAACATGTCAACTACTTCTGCCGTCACTCTTTGTTCGTCCGCTTCGATTTCTGCAAGTATTTCCTCGGCTGTCGTCTCGTCAACATCCTGCGCGGCCATAATCGCCCGCTTTTTAGACTGTAAGCCTGAACCAGTTAACGCTATTTGTTGATTTATACGCGCGTCTTTGTCATTTATAATAGAATCATCAAAGGTAGTAGTAACTTCGTATTCCTCTGTTGGATATCCATTTATTCCAAAGTGATCCGCGATAAGTAATATACTCTCTACGACATTAGCAACGAAAACCTCGATATTATTCTCATGCGATTGCTTGCTCCTAAACGTCTTACTGTTCTCACTAACAACCTCTGTCGCTGTTTTCAGTCCAGTTACATCAAAACCGAACGTTGCAGCAGAGAAACCAGTTTGCGTAGATAGTGTTTTCAAATATGCATCTAATGCTGATATATGCTCACTAACACGTAGCTCCGGCGACACATCGTAGTATTTTTGATTATTTTCATCTTGTCGCATCCCCTGAAATATTTCATCATCCGTATCGAAATATTTTGTTACAGTTCCAGTCGCAACATCTGTTTTACCTTTAATCCACGCGTCTGGAACAATCGCCCTCTTGCCGCCTATTCTGAATTCTCTTTCTAAAGAGTCGAAAACCCTGTCAATCGATTTCAAAGTGTCTATAGCATTTGCGAATATAGAAATCCCGAGCGGCACATTTGTATCAACATTATTAGCTACTGCCGGCTTGCAATACGCGAAAAACGGTCGTGTCGCCTTTGGGAACTCAACTATTTCCTCTAAATCAGGATAAAGAAATGCTAAATCAACAGGTGTTCCCAGCGAGGTATCATTAATAGATGCCTTGTACAATTCGTTTCTGACGACATACCCAGTGTCTTGTTTCTCGTGCCATCTGATTAGCGTATAATTGAAATCCTTGACCTTTTTCTGCTCAACAACAATAATAGCCTGATCTATCTCTTTGTTAACATCCCACGATAGAGGAATGAAACTTTCTGCTGGAACATACGATACTTTAATGTCACCATCGCTCTTATAAATTTCGGCAGCCATTCCGCCAAGCGCCATCATAAACTCGGCATTATCCTGCGTGTTCTTGATGAATCCGTTCGCTTCCAGAATAGGAGAAACAAAGTTTCCTACCGCCTCATTATCAAAGCTAACTTCCATTTTTTCATTGCATATCATGTTAGCCATTTCTTGCGATACCTGTTTTCCCATGCCCATCGTCATCATATTACGCTGTTTCTTGACGCCTTGAACAAAGTACCAAATCGTATGATATTCACTGTAAAAACCTTGATACCAGCACCGCCACTTCGCGATATTATCGTAAAACGATTGATCTATAGGGATGTCGACTTTTTGTTGCAATTCAATCCCTTTGATAATTCTCATTCTGTACAACACCCCTTTGATTTTATTGATTAGCTTTTTAATCATCTGCTTTACCTCCTACGTTCCCCTTGTTAGGCAGTCGAGAGTATTATTTTTTAATCATTACAACTTGAAGCTTTAATTAGTCGTTGCTACCATTTTGTTGCCCTTGATGACCGTGGTGTCCATGATGCCCGTGGTGGAAATCAACAGGATAAGGAACTGGATAAGGTTGCGGATAAGATTGAGGACCGCAATAACCGCCATAACCCCGACCATATCCGTTATCACATTTAACAGCTCCTAAGATAGCGCTTAGCGTATCTTGTTCACGATACTGTGCATTCGTGTTGTTGATTTGATTCGTGATATATCCAGCAGATTCAGCGGCAGTTGCTTTGCTGTTAGCTTCAGCTAGTTGTGTTTGTAAGTTACTGATTTGACCATCTTTGATTGAATCAAGTATAGCCTGCGTATTTTGATTTGCTTGCATAGCAATACTGTTGAAACCTTGTGTTAATGTTGAATTAGTAGCGTAATTACCGGATGTAATCGCTTCTGTAACTTCTTGGAAGCCGTTAGTTTGATTAGATGCTAGGTTTTGAATAGATGTATTAGTCGCTTGATCTAGTACAAAATCTTTTGTTGCAACGTCTGCATTCTTATTGCCAAGTACATTTCCGCCGAACAAAGCTCCTAGCAACAGACCTCCTAAAAGACCTCCTCCGCCTAAGCCACCTAAGCCTCCGCCTCCAAATCCGCCATTGTTCATAATCTCATTATCAAATGCCATTTTTACCGTCCCCTTTGACCCTCGACTGCCTAACAGGAGAAACGTAGGTTAGAAACTCTTGATATATTCCTTGAAAAAATGATTTATGCTATATCTGAATTCATCCATCGCGTGATTGTCTTTGTCCGCAGGTTTTCCGTGTTCATTACGCGCGTATAGACCAACCTCTTTGATGAAATGATAGTGATCATAAGGTTTGTTATCTTCGTAGAGGTAAAAAAGCCCTTTGTCTATGCAACTTTTAGCTCGTTCAATGCCGACTTCTATTTTCAGGCCGTTTGCATCGATGGTGTCGCGACTGTTGTTGTCGGCTTTATCGGTATCGACACCAAGTAAATGCAATTCTTCTCGCAATGATTTACAGGCCGGATCAACAAAGAAGTAATCATGATGGTATCCCCATTTCGAGAAACACCAATCCTTGAATTTAACGATTTCTTTTGCATATGTGGACATCGCTTTAATGCTGCCTGTTTCCTTACCGCTGTGATAGTAGTTAGCCATGCGGTAGAGGCGATAGCTATACTTACCGCTATCGCTTTGAAATTGAGTTACAACATTAAAACTGCACGTCGTAGCGTCTGACTGCCCTCCATCCGCGCTAAAAAACGCCTCTACAACTTTTCCTTGCAGGACGCTCTTTTCGTGCTTATCTGGGTCGAAATTATTGTATATTACGCCCTCTGGCATAACTCTTTCGCCTAACCAATCACGCTTATAGAGGTAGTCGGATGTCTTACATTCATCTTCCCATTCTTTCAACCGCGAACCTGTTAAAATCGGGTTATCTTGAGGTCGCCAGTGTCTAAATCGATATGTTCCAGTCTTTACAAACGGTTCTAGCGCTTCTAAGTTAGGATGATTAGGCGCTGGCGGATTCTGTTCTACCAGGTGAAAACGACACTTAGATGCCTTTGTACGCCTAAACGCTTCTTCAATCACGGCTTTGTTAAGCAGGTTAAACTCTAGGAATGTGACCGTACCGAATGACATACCCGTTATCGAACCAACAGCATTAACCTTACCGCCACCTTTGTAATAGATGCGTTTCTCTCCCGTAGGCAGGTTCAACCACAGGTGGTCCCCGTGTTCATCGTGTCGTATCTCTCCGAAATCGGCGAAAATGTGTTCTAAACCAAATCCCTCGCAATCCATAAACATACGGTAAGCCTGTTCCTGATTGTACGCTAACACTAGATGTAGAGGGTCTGGACTAGCTGCGTAGATGATAGCCATCTTTAAAGCGTCTGACATCGTTTTACCTGAACGAATAGTGCCTTCATTCAGTTCTAAGCGGATGCCCTTGATGTTTGCATATACGTTCTCTTTCTGCTTTTCAGACAACATCATCTGGATCACCCTCGCTTTCCGGGTCCTTTTCTTCTTCCACTCCTAAACCAGTCCCTAAGTCGATTAGATCGTCAATGCGGATACGTGCTGTTTGATTTTGCGTGATTTTATTGGCTCTATTTTTAAGGATAGATGCCTCTGCTTCCATTTTTTCAGCTTGAGCCGTTATTAATCTTCTTTGAATAGCCAAACTCGAAGGGTAGCGCTTAAGTATCTCCTTAGCTGCATCTTTTCGATGATTTATATCTGGCTCTTTTTCCACTATTTCGTAACTATCAGCAAAAGAAATGATAACCTTTTCTTTAATCTCTCCTCTGGCTATTTTTGTAAGTAGTTCTAACGCTTCCGTTGCATTCATAATTCTTTCTGATTCTATTTTAGCTAGCGTTTCCTCTATATACGCCTCAATGTCAGGTTTTGCAAGGTTTTCTGTCCCTATCTGTCTAGCTGTTTTTTTGCTATATCCAGCGAGACGCGCCGCTTCCGCAGCGTTACCGCATCGTATATACTCATCTGCAAAACGCTGTTGTTTCTCTGTCAGTCCCACTACATATCACCACGCCTCCCTTTATTAGAATAGGTTTTTGATTATTTTAACAGCCTTCCGTTTTCGTCAACAGCACACTCGGTATTTATTAAACTGCCATTTTTAGAAAATCTAATGCCTTCTTTATCAACAATCCACATATGGCCTTCTTTTCCTCGAATAAGCGTGAAATCTTTAGTTATGATTGTTGTAGTATCTTCGTTTTGCATAACTTGGACGTAGCTTCCGTCATATGCCATAGGCGATTCTTCCGTTTTATCCTCAATCAAATCTTCGCGGATGTAGCGATGTCCGTTTAAATATACAGGCCCGACATAATCATCTCCAAGACCATTAAGTTCAAATTTCAGTTGTATTTCTTCCTCGGTGACTCTATCTAACTTATTTTTAAACATACTTCCCAACTCCATTCACATTTTTAAAAGCACTGCGCCTATCATTAAAAAATAAACGCAATTTCTTGATATTTTTGCGTTTAATCCGCGAGTTGTTCGTGTTGTTTGCTATTTGCATGTATTTTTTAGTTTCAGGATGATTGGACAATACACGATTAATAAACTTTTTAGCGCTTTTGATAAAATCATCGATTGCTACAGCAATTTTCTTGATAAACTTAACTATTTCCTCGAACGCTTTACGAACTTTATCCTCGAATTCTTGGTTATTTTCCATTCTTCCCACTCCTTATATAGATTACTACCGCGCATAAACAACCAATAACTAGCCATAACCACCAATAATGTATAAGCTTCTCGCCTTCTGTCATATGGACCATATCGTGTAGGAATTGATTCATTTCGCCGCTACCGCTCTGGCAAACTTAGCTCTAAGCTCTTCTGCAATTCTTTGTTTGGAAAGGTTGTCTAAGAAAAATCTTGCTTTCTGCGATATTTTCCATCCATTCACTGGATAACCACTTAGGACGCTATTGGCCCGCAAAAAAGAATACCGTTCATTACCAAGTAATACGGTTGATTGATCGAAGTAGCTGGTAATAACCGTTCCCTTGCCTTTAATAAAGCTCTCCATCTCATCTTTAACATCTTTCGAATCATGACAAATGACAATAAACTGTTTCATATTATCAACTCCTCACCCAAAATAAAAAGCACTACGCGTTGTAGTGCCTGCTCGGCGTGTTTAATGTCCAGTAAGCGTAGGACAGTTATGTAAATCCGCAGTTATAAAACCAGGTAACTTCTGCGGTGCCGTTCGTCAACGACTTGTTTTTTGTTCTCCTCTTTCCATTCGTTCTACCCGTAGGCGAGGATACACTATACTATACATAGCGCTGGAAACTAATTTAATAAGAGCCTTCACGTTTGATGACTATGTATTATTCCAGCCCGTCAGACGGATTCTGGAATTGATCGCTTTGATAAAAAAGAGAGAAGCGGGAAAAGAAGTTATCGATTTTTGGTTTATCCCACTTCTCTCATACTACAATTATACAACGCTTTTTCGCTCTAAAAGTATCAAGAAAGTATCATTTTTGTTTTAGCACTTCAATTCCGAGTGTCGTGGCTAACTGTATGACACCCTTACGCTTTTCGCGTTTGTACTGCGCTTCTTCATAAGGTATGTCAATCATGACATCGATATCCCGCGAATCATGTATGAAGCACTCGATGATGATTTTGCGCTGAATATGATCCAGTTGGTTTATAATCACATCGTATTTTTTTACTGCATCTTGCGCGGTTTGAATGTTATCTATGTTGTGTATAACAGCATCTTCTACCTTGCTGTTGAACTGGTTTGAAAACGAAGGAGGCGCAATAGTGTACGTTGTTGTCACGGATGGTAGTATAAGCGCGCCTGCTTTCAAACGAAGAATTTTGTAATCCTCGAAAAACTTTTTCAAAGCGCGAACGGTACCGATATAATCAATATCGCTCGCTTGTGGTAGGTCAAATAAACTCAATAAAAGCGCCCCCTATGGTATAATTAATTTGCGGATTAATTAGCGGGGCGCGAGCCTCGTTTTTTTATTTTCCTCCTACTCGTAATGATGCAATGCTAACTATTGTTGCACTTACTTCGTTGGGTTTAGTGTTTGTTTTTGCGGCGTATAATTCTTTAATTGTTTCTTGCACATATTCAATGTCGCACTTTCCTATAATCGACTTTTTAAGACTTACAACCGTAGCGGCTGGGTAACTTTCACCGTCATATATCACGTATTGCATTAAAAAATTATTTGTTCGATATCTTTTTACCACATTCACCACCCCCAAGCCCAAAGTACGCCTTTTACAAGTAAACCAGCTATTCCGATAAAAGCTATTGTTACCAGAATTAAAACAAATACATTCACGATTTTTTCTTCTATTTTCTTCATTCTTTTTCCTCCTATTCATAATTAACTTCGTTTGGACTGACGTCTCCATCTACAGTTTCCGTATCTATAACGTGGTGTCTTTGTAAAAGACCAGCGCCGAAGTAGTTAATAGTGGTTTTAAGTATTCCTTTGTCTTGAATACCACCAGAAATAAACTCGTCATATTCTCCAACGCTTATACTGTCCGTTCCCTTGTATTTAATTTCTCGGTAGTACCTATAAGTAACAACAGGTTGAGAATCCGTAGGGTGTACTTCGAGTAACTTTTCCCTGTAAACATATACAGTATTCCTATCGTCTCTTTGTATAGTTGCTTTTTCTACATCTAAGACTGATACATAGTTTCCGCCGTCTTTCTTTGCTTTATACGATATTGCTGATATAAACGCTATGACTATTAAAAGAAGTAACATTACAATTATTGAGATTGTCTTTTTATTGTCTTTATATATATTCACACCTCCACAAACCCTCTGCCCTCGTGTTTAAGGCAAATTATCGAATCCATATACTTCCGTTCAAAAAGCTTTTGTTTGAGCTTAAACGCCTCGGTTTTCACGCCTTTGATGTCGATAATTTCGGTGTGTCCATCTGCGTATAGAACTTCGAAATCGGCGACGTACTCTATTTTTTGATGAGTCTTGCCGTTTTTCCTGAATCCTTCTTGCAGCAGGTACCGAGGTTGGAGTTTAAAACTCTCAACCTCGCCCGCCTTCTTAAGTAGTTTCAGGTGACCGTAATACGTCGCTTCCGCCTTGCTATCGAATGTAAATCCGTCTACAGTAGTTTTCTTATTACCGTATTTACTTCGCGTAGCTGGTCGCTTCGTTGATGACGATCGCTTCATACTTTGTCTCAATTTCTTCATCCCCCATGTCCTCATAAAATGTAACTGGCTTATTTTCCGATTTACTCAACGCTTGAATCATAAAGTTGCGATCCGATTCGTTTTTCACCTACTCCGCCTCCCCATCAGAAATCCATACGCCTTTTTTGAAATCAGATGTCGGCCTCATCCCATACCCTTGCATTCTACCTTCCGACCAGAATTCAATGTTTGCTGGCAACTCTGGATCGGTATCATAGTAAACAACCTCCGCGTTCTCCCGCTCTGTGAGGAGTCTGTGTGCAAGGTCAAATAGCTTTGCGAGTTGAGCCGTGCCTATTTCATTAATAATTTGCGTTCCGCCGTCTCGCATTTGATAAAATACTTCATCTAAAAATTCCCTATCCTTCTCATTCTGCGTCATCGTCTTGTGCCTCCTTTATTCTTTCTCTTTAAGTACCTTTAAGGTGTAGCTGTAATAGTCCCGAACGCTCCCATAACTTTTTTCAGCGTCATGTTCCACATCTACCAAACACCAATAGCCTAGATTGTTGTATTGTTCAAGATAAGATGTCAACTCTACAAAATTGAGTTCTCGTTTTTCATCGATTTGTTCCAGCTTTTCCAATCCGTTCATTCCGCATCCTCCTCGCAATATCGTGCAATCCACTCCGCCGGCACACGTTTAACAAAACCAGCCTTGAAAAATGTCAATTCTTTCTCTAACTCCGCAACGCTTGCATGTTCCTCTGGCGTATCGTAAAACCTCGCTCGTGCTTTGCGTGCTTCCAAATCTTCCAATATCGCCTTTTCTAGCTTTTTGTCGAAATTCATTCCGCCACCTCCTGTTCAAGCGCCCAGTTTGTGAACGCAATAATCAAGTGCAAATCAATTGTATATAAGTAAAAATCTATCGTATTTTTTGCTGACCGCTCCTTACTTGCTATTTTAGGTCGATGCTCTGATTCGAAATTGTAGTCGTCGGTATAGAAATTCTTCATCACTTCTAAATCCGTCATTCCTCCGCACACCCTTCCAGCAATTCCGGACTATTATGGATATTACCTCTAATCCCAATATCATCCGTGACTTCCCACAAATCATCTGACACCGTTTCCCACTGATATAAGAATTTCCCTTCGTCGAACACAACAACGCCCCAACACTCGGTATGATCGTCCCAGCCGATATCCCCTTCAAAAATCTTGTTGCCGTTTTTGTCACGTAGTCCTGTGTACTCCGTCAGTTCTATTTCTTCATCAGCTTTGTTTAATACGATACAATCATCTTCGGTGTGCGTTACAAGTAACACAGCGCCATCGTTGCGTACCACAAAATCGTCAACGTTAAGCCATCTTTTTTTCGTTTTGTCATATGCTCTAAACTCAATCGGTCTCATTCGGCACCTCCTACAATTCTTTTGCCATCCACATGTAATTCCAGCCCTGAAACAATTCGTTCAACTCCATCGTAATCATCAATGTAATACTCGTGATTATCAGGTATTTCAAGTACTTCTAACTCTGACAAGTTAGTGCTAGCTTCTGCGTCTAACTCTTCAACGATTTGAACCAGGTCTTTATCTTCTCTATCGAAATCTACGTCAATTTCATTCTTATATCGTAGTTCATCAAAACTAATGTCACCATTTTCACATAAATCAAGCGGTTCTCTAAAATAGTAAATATTATCCCAAAAACCTTCTTTATAATCTTTGTCTATGGCTTTTAAATTTTCTGCCTCACGCTCAAGATTTTTATCCATTTGCACATACGCAAATACTGTTTCTCCTTTTAACTCTAGTACTCTTAATATTGCTTTTGAAGATAGCCCATACCCTCCATAACACCTATTCACAACTAGTTTCATGTTCGCGCTCCTCTCCTCTATGTGGCGCATCCTTTATCTCGCCTATTTTCCGCTCACATTCTGCACAGTAAATAAATTTGCTTGCTGGCTTAAGAACGATGTTATCAGGTTCTACATATTCCGCCTCGTCTTCGGTCATGTCCTCCCCGTCAAAGTGATAGTAATGTCGAATAGGCTCCTCTAATTTCACTTTTTCGAAATAGCCTTTATTACTCTTGCAATACTTGCACTCCATCACGCCTCACCCTCTCCTAATAGCGCCCACTCACCGCTATTTACACGCTCATTGATTTCTGTATTCATCATCGACCAATGATCGCCTTCATACGCTTTAGTGAAAAATGAGATAAACGCGGAATACTCTGACCATCGCGGAATAATTGTGATGATATGCCCGTCACCGTCTCTTACTGCGACTTGCTGCGTTTGTTCTTCGATTTTAAAAACGTTCACTACGTCCCAAGTTCCGTCGCCCGTTTTTTTAATTACCTCGCCACTTTCTAATTTATCTAACAGTTTTTGACTACTGTTCTCGCCTAGTCGGAATTTTACTCGAATTAAATGTTGTGATACTTCTCCATGCTTCCTTACTAATTGCACGGCTTCTTCATATAATTCATCAATATTTGTCATCACGCCTCACCCTCTCCTATATCTTGAAATGAGTAATACACATTTGCCGTGAACATTTGTGATTTTGATTTTACGACTCTATCAAGCGCCTTAGTTGCGCATGTTGAGCATAAATCTAAGCGTTTAACCCCAATGTTTCCGCCATATTTTCGATGGAAATTACCGTACTCGTCAAGATGTCCGATATTTAAAACTGCCACAGTCATCTTTGCTATTGGGAATCCGTTTTCCTCGCTCCTTCTGCAAGTATCGCACTCTACATGAGTAGTGATTGTTTCAGTCCTCAAGCGCTTCACCCTCCAATTTCTTCAACTTTGAACAGTCGTTTGTCACAGTTGATGCAGTACGTGTATTTACTTTCCTTTGTAAACAATGTATCGTGAAAATAGGAATTATCTTTTTCCTGACCGTTAAAATTATGATGCCATTCCCCGCTACCTGAAAATCGATTTTTAATGTAATAACCCTCGTCTGAATGACAATGTGGACACTCACTTATTGGCGCTTTTTGCTCGTTCATTCTACGTCCACCCACTTCACATTTCTTTCGCTTATTATGAATGCAATTCCTTGCCGATTCATTCCCTCGTCATACATAGTTACGCCATTATTTTCGTCAGGGTAATCTAATTCGAATCCTGCACTCTTTAAATATTTTTCTGCCTCTAATCTGTTCTTTAATCGTATTGTTTTTTGGTCGCCTTCAACAGCAAGTACAGTTACAATCATCCTTCGCCCTCCTCAACCGGCACGGCAAAATCGCTATATTTTTTATTGTATCTCGTTTCAATCGCTGAAATTTCAGCTTTTGTAAAATACTGCTTATAGTATCCATCATTATTACTTTCATATTGAACAATGATATCGCCATCGCCCAAATCGAAAAATAGTTGCCTGTCCGTACCATCATCAACAATTACAATTTCATATAATGGCCCCTTTTCGACTGTGTAGCCGTCAAGTACTGCGCGTATAAGGTCTAGTTTATGCTTTATAACGTATTCAGTTGCCGCAGTAGAAAGTTTGTCCGTGAAAGCTATTAATTGGTTATGTGAAGAACCAAACTCGGCTGCACATATCATACGAATCATATCCACGTTGCAAGCGTCATATTTCCCTTCAAGATAAACGCGCTTCGTATCCCTATAAATTGTATCAAACCACTGTGGCACCACAACTAACGCTGGTGCTGGGGCTAGGTCATAGATATGAATCCAACGGTTATCACTGCTCGTACCTATGCGATACATTTCGCCGTCTTTATCTATTTCAAGAATCTTTTTTGTTAACAACCTGCTTTCAGCAATCACCTGCACGCGATCACCAACTTGGAATTTTTGTGTCATGCTTGTTCCTCCTTCAAAACAGCTAGATTTAGTGATGCATTTGATAGCCCGTCTAACGCATTTGAAAGTTCGTCATGCATTTCCATGTAATCGAGCTGTTTATCTCCGTAATCTTTATCGCCTGCATCAACATCAATCAGTGTTACAATCGCGTTATATGCGGCTCTTATACGTTTTTTATACTCTTCATACTCCCTTTTTTCCATTTTTTCAGGCATTATTCTTCCTCCTTCAATTCTTTAATTTCCAAATCGTCGTCCAACATGTTCGAGTCCAGCCAATCAGGCTCTCCACGGTCACCAGCGTAAAATTTCGCTTCTGCTTCCTCGGTTGACTCGGCTTGTATTTCGACGGTCATCAGTACTTTTTCCGTCCATTTCAACTTAAATATTGGCATCAGATTTCCACCTCTTTCTTAATCAATTTTAATAACCCTAAGCCCGTTCTTCTCGCTCGTCCGTCGCCTGTAAGCTCGTGAAGTGTAGAATAATATCGTTTCTCGCTTTACGTTCTTGAACGCAGCTAATTCGTCTACTGTGCCGATTTGTAGCAGTGTGTCGCCTTTGTATAAAGCGTATTCCATCACTCGCTCACCTCATCCTCAATCAAATGCTCCGTCGGAAACGTAAAGGCTTCGATTTCTGCGCGGGTGTAAGATGTTTGCCAATTGTCGCCATAATCGTATTTCTCACCATATGTTCGGGTTCCAGTTTTTCTATTAATTTTCAAGTAATTAAACGATTCATCACTAATCACGGGATCGCGCAAATACCACTTACGTTCCGGTTCGCGTTCGTCTAGCGGTGTTGATGCGTATGCTGTTAGTAGTTCGAATAACTCTTTCAAATCCCCGAAGCCAATCGACTTATGGGCAGTCTCTGATATTTTTATGTTGTACATTCTTCTATCAGATGTGAACGCCACTGTATCCCTAGTTTCATTCTCACATATCCAAAATCCATTATATGCATCGTCAGTAACCAACCCTAACGACTCTACAGCCTTCTTAAACTCGCTTGTTTTCATAATTCATCACCTCGCATATCAAAATACTCTAGAACATCGTTAACACTATCTTTCAATGCTTCATAGTCCTCTAAATAAACAAATCTACTTGTTGACTCGTTATCAGATATTTCATCCCCATCAAATATTTCAACATCCGCGCTCACTACTCTTCCAAGCCAACTTAGTTCACTTTCCATATCATCAAACTCTTCACCAATGCTATGATATAAATCATCAAATTTTGTTTTCATTGCTATTTCCTCCTAACAATCACCTTTTAAAGAATATGGAACGTTTGTAAATTCAATATACATGCCGTTTTCGGCTACGATTCTGATACAATTACTTTCTTCATAAACGTAAATAGCCTTTACTCTATACGCAATGCGTTTTTTCGAATCGCTAATGTCATACGTATTCTGACCGACTGCGAATGTTTTTGTTTGGCAATCATGGGTTGGCAAGTAAACTGTTGCGCTTCTTATAGTTATTGTTTTCATTGCTATTTCCTCCAATTTCGGCTAAATTATTTTAATTCCATTTATAACTTATTCTGACTATTCGTTAATTTTATTTTCCCCACTCTGAAATGAATTCTAAATCCTCTTTACTAACTTTTCGGAGACAATTCATTCTAGTTGCTACTAGATAAATATTTACATGCTCGGAATCCAGTTGTTCGACACCTTCTTTTTCAGGAATCATTCCCACACCTACATCAATTGCATCGTGGTATTCGTAAGATAACGTGGTAGATGTTTTAAGACTTCTAGCACCGCATATAAACCCTTCTTCATTGCACTGAGTTTTCAAGTATTTATCGAATTTTATTCCACAACCTGCGATTTCATCATGTTGTTCTTCTAGCATTTCATCCAAGTTATAAGGCAATGGTTCTCTTTTCCAGTGTTTTTTAATCTTCACTCTATCTCCAAGTTCGTACTTCATTTAAAAACCTCCTATAAGCCCTTTTAAGCGATTATTTTCTCCCGACATGTAAATACTCATAAAATATGTTTTCGTTCGAAATTCGACCGCCTCCGTCGATATTTACGCTATAAAACTTCTGTGGCGATGAATAGATTTTGTTCTAGGTCGTATTTGATGCAGTAAGTGCAAATGTCGCGTCCTTTTGCTCGCAAAGTGACTTCGCCGTTATAAAACGACTGTTCTTCCCGCACCCATTTAGTGCTGACCTTAGTTTTATCCTTGATCTCGTCTACAATTTTTTTCAGCAATCCTTGCAATTCTCCTAGCGGTATCTTTCGCCCTTTCAACATTGGCTTTACAAGTTCATTGATTTCCATCGTGGTTTCGCTAATCGTTTGACTCATGCCCGCGCCTCCTTCAATTTCTGCTTCATTTCCGCTACTTTCCGCGCCGTTTCCTCTGGCGTTTCCTTCTGTTTCGGCTCTGCCTGTTGCGGTGGTAGCACCTCTGGTTTGTCTATCCAGTCTGGCAATACTTCTTTTCGTCCGTTGTTATTTCTGCGCTGTCCGTATTGTTGTTTGCCTTGTTGCTGATCCCTAAAGTTTTGTTCATGCGCTCTAGCCTGCTCTATCGTCGTAACACCTGCGTTCCGCCAGTTTCGCAATACGCCTTCCACAAAGCTCAATCGTTTTTGATTTTTCATGACAGCTAATTTCATAGCCGCAATTACCAAGTCTTGACCGTTCTCCCCCATATCGCGAACCATGTAAGCAATCGCATCTGCTTCTGTCGGACTTGGAATTGGTCTTTGGAATTCGACTTGGAAAAATTGCTGTGCTGATTCGCTGTTGATGATGTTGTTTAAATCATTCTTAGCATTATTAACATTCTTCTTATTGTTCCGATGCTGTTCCGATGCTGTTCCGTTGCTGTTCCGACCTTCGCCCTTGTAATTGTTCAAATCCTGATACAGTGTGTAGTTACACACCGTGAATAGTGTTCCGTGTTCCGTCTGTTTTATTTCGAGCCTTCCTTCGCTGACTAACTCGTCAACTTTGCGCGTTATTGTCGCTAATCCATATTTTTTCTCTGCGTTTTTATCGTAATATGTTAAGTCTTCTCTCAAATTTCGATACGATCTCAAATATTGTCCGCGCCCGACGTGAACGCTGCCTTTTTGCACTCCTTTTTCTGAAAAGACAGCATTCCCGACGATGTAGAAGAATAATCGAAATTTTGCTACGTCTGTCCATATATCACTTTCAAATACTTCTCGACTCATCTGGAATGCGCCCTTCATTTGTTACACCTCTTACTTTTTAAAATCGGTTAAAATGGTAAGTCATCGTCACTAATATCTATCGGCGTTCCCGTGCTGAATGGATCGCTATTGCCTTGCTGACGGCTGTTTTGCGGGTTAGGTTGATGATTGCTTTGATTCACGTTTGATTGCTGTTGCGGGGCTTCCTGTGAGTTCTTAGGCGGCAGTTTCAAAAACATTACATTCACTTCTACCTTATTCACCTTGTTGCCATCCTGCCCGGTATAACTTGCATCAACTAGAGAACCTGTAACCGTAATGTTTTGCCCTTTTCTTGCGAAGTTCGCTAAAGATTCTGCGGTACCTTTCCACGCGACAATCTTTAAAAATATGACTGGCGTTACTCCATCCCTTGGAATGCCGTTACATGCTATTGTTGCATTAGCTACAGCCAACCCGTTTTGCGTATATCTTAATTCTGGATCAGCGGTCAAATTCCCACTAGCTACAATTGTATTTACATCTGCCATTTTTCAGCCTCCTATTTTAGTAGTTCTCCAACTTCTATTGTATCATTCAATACTTTTGAAAATCGGCAATAATCGCACTTATTACACCTTGTTGGGGCGACCTCTCCAGCCTTTAATTTCAGGATTCGCGGCATCTCTTCCGCAACATACAAATACTCAAAATCGAACCTCGTTGGGTCAAAGTCGATGACCGCTTTATCGCACGGCGTCTGCTTCGTGACAGCAACGATATAGGGGGAAAAGTTACCGCCGAATTGTTTCTCTATCATCTGCTTGTAGATAGCCATTTGTAGCACATAATCGTAAGCCTGAATAAATGAAACCCAACCATTATATTTATCGCTCCAGAACCGTTTATAAAGCTCGGCCGTCGTCTTAAGGTCCGTGAATCTGGAATAGTCTTTATTCAACACATCAATCTTGGCTTTCCATTTAGCGCCGTATAAATCCGCTTCAATAATGACCTCTTTCTCGCCATCCATCGCAAACATGGAAAGCTGGTCGTTTTTAACCGTTTCAATCATCCGATCCGCTGTTTCAAAATCCGAGTATTTCGAACCGTTCTTTTTAAATATCACGACGTTATTGGCTTCTACAAACTCGCTGTGAACCTCTTCTGACTCAAAGGCACTATGAACGTAATTGCCAACTAAAAACGCTTGTTTCGCCTCCTGCGTCCACGAACCGTTGATTTCTGCTAATGTCCGCGCCTCACAACTCATAAAAGACTTGAATTGTGAGACCGACATATATTCCTTGTTCATTTCTGGTGAGTAATAGTTATCCTTCGTTAGTTTTCTCTGGCTCATTTACCGCACCTTCTTCTACATCTGCCTTAACATCTTCCTTAGCCGCTAACTCCTCTTTGAGCTTGCTAGGCGCATCTTTCTTGGTTGATTTATCAAAATAATCCTCTACTTTCGCTAGGCCGTCTTTGATGCTGTTAAAAATATTCCGTGCTTGAACCATATCGAATTCCGTAAATGTTGATGTCCCATAACCGAATCGATTTTCAATCTGTTCTTGTGTGACGCCATAGCTCTCTTTGAACATAGCTAACATCTTGCCAATCCTATCTTTCAGCGGGATATCGCCCCCACCGCTTCGTACAGTTTCATTACACTGCGCCACTGCCTTATCTACAATATCGCCTGGTATAATACCTAACAGGCATGAACGCAATCTTCTAGCCCCCATATTCGCAACTAATTCGTATATGTCTCGCTCGTCTGTGAGTTTTTGAATGCCTTTTTTAGTTGATCTAACGTGCGGAACCGTAAATTCTTTTTGAGTTCTCGTATTCGTTTCCATATCCCAGGCATATGCAACCGCTGTGGATTCACCATCGCGACGTTCCAACTCTTTCACACCAAAGCTGATATTTCCCCAGTTTTGCGCCAAAACCTCCGCTAACCGAATCGATGGGCCAACTACTTTTTGACCGCCACGGGGATAAGAGTAAACAGCCGTTTCTGCTAATGTTAGCCGTTTGCAAGCATCCATAATGCGTTGTTCTGACTGGAACACATTGCGAGGCATGTTCTGCGCCATAAATATCTGACCTTTTACCTCTTCCATTTCTCTACTAGCTGCCACTACCGTAGCCGCGTTATTACCTTGATTATTAAATTGATTCGTTAATTCATTCATTTAGACACACTCATTTCTTGGAATTTTTTATCAAGCTGAAAATATATATCGATCATTTCGTTGTACACCGATGAACCTTCTAACGCTTCCTGATGTCGCTTAAGCCAGTTGTAAACCGTGCTGATTTCCTCGTATTCGTGAATCGTCGTCTTAAATCCGTGATGTTCCACTTCGAACCACATTGCTATCGCCTCCATTGCTTTTTTATGCGGGAGTATGTATAATAAAGTTATCTATTCTTATACATGCACTCCCTGTATGTGTTTCGCTCACTCTGTAAAGTGAGCTTTTTTTATTGCTCGTAGAAAACCATGGTTGTTAAACTTTAATCCGCATATCGTGCAAAACGCATGGTCCGACTTTATTTCCTCATTCCTGCATCTTGGACAACATAGTTTATCTTTAGCACAATGCCAGCAAATTCTCGTGTGCCCAGGTGGTTCTTGCCCTTCTAAAATGTCATCGAACATTGCTCCGCAACTCTCGCACAAAGTACCATCTAAATGCATATCTGTTATTTCACCCATGTTTATAACCTCCTCAAATGGCTTATCGTGTCGTTTAAATGGCTGTATAGCTACTTTATCTTCTGAAACGTCGTATCTTTCTATTAAAATATCCGCTATTTTACGATGCACTTTGTCCGTCCGTTTCACTCTCAATTCGTCCATTCTCTTCACGTCCTCTCAAATCTTCCATATACTCGTCATGCCACGCTTGGCTGTTGCGGTTGCGTAACTCCCAGTACTCTTCATTTGCCATTAAATTCTCAACTGATCCTGCGTACATCTGTTTCACCTCACAATTTATTTATCACCGTTACACCTACCATCAGAACGAAGGCGGATAGCACGATGGCCGCAATCACTAGCAACCATATTTTCGTATCTTTCGCCAGTTTAATGTCCCCATTCTCGTCCTCATGTCCGCAAAAGAAAAAGTTTACTAGTGCTGAAAACATTGCTCTACCTCCTCGTATTCTTGCGATTCTAGGTACTCTACGTATTTTTGAAATGTGTGATAACCGGTTGCCATAAGCGGAACTTCGCTTGATATCTCGTTGAATTTAACCGTTCCAGTTACATAATTCAGAATAATGGTGCTGTCACCTGTCTTGCGTTTGCGCCTAAACGTCCTCATTTTCCACTTCGTCATACGCATATCCATCCGCCTTTCTCTTAGCTTTGTCACTTAAGAAAAGGTTAAAATACATCATTGCTAGTGCGAAACCTCCGATAAAGCCTAGTATCCCGTTAAGCATCTTCATCAACTCCAATGCTGTCTAATTCTATCTCTTTGATTGCTTCTATATCAGATAAATCGTAACCTTCGTATTTTGCTTTAAACTCCGTTAACGCTTCTTCTCGCACTTTTAAACGTGGCAATTTCAACGATGGTAATAATCCTTTATTCACTAATTTATATGCGTATTCACGACTAGTTTTAAGCTCTTTTGCAACTTCGTTCATTTTGAATAATTTAGGCATTATTCTCACCTCTCTATTTATTAAATCCAGCCAGATTTCTCCCAAAACTTTTCACGTTCCAACACTTGGCTTTTTAAATCGATATTGTAACCCTCGCTCATTATCGCTAATGTTGTGTTGATAATCGCTGATGCGTCTAACATTTCTCGCATTACATTTACAACGGTTTGCCGTTGCTCCGTGCTGATTTTAGCGGTAGGCGAAGCAAACGTATCTAATGACTGTTTAACACTCTCTACCGCCTCTGTAGCTTCTCTTGAGAAGTGATGAAGCAACGACATTTGATGTTTATCTACTTTTTCTAGTATGCAAGGCAATAACCCGCCTGAAAATTCTCGCAAAAGTCTAAAGCTCACTTCGGCATTGTTGTAATTATCCATGTATGATTTAGCCACTTGCTTCGATACTTTCCGTTTGCCGTTCGCTTGCTGGCTTACTAGCGCTTGTGTTATATGATTGTCTAGCGCTATTTCCTTTTGCTGATATTCTCCTGTTAAAGTCTTTACAGCTTTCGCCGCGTATGCTGACTCTTTGATTGCGTTTGTCATTATTTTCTCCGTTCTGTTATTTAATTTATAGGCGCATAACACACCTTTTTGTTATGATTGTTTCAAGCCCTTTTATATAGATCGTCCGTTGTGGTAGGCGGGCGGTCAGTGTTATTTTAAACCTTTGTAACAATAGCGTTACTGTTAATCATTTCTTTGGCTACCTGTAAAACGCATTCAGCTTGTTCTACTGTTAGTTGTTGCTCTGCAAGCGCATTGCGTATAACTTGAGCTAATCCGCGTACAAGTTCGCCGTCCATTGATTCCGAATAATTAAATTGATATTCGTTATATTCAATCATGTATTTCCTCCTTGTATATTATTCAGTTTTCATGTTCTCTTTATGTTCGCCTCGCCTGTTTGGTATGATTTGGGTAGAAAGCGAGGTGATTGTATGGAAATTGATCTGTTTAATGTTCTTTCTTTTGCATTAGCTTTTGCAGGAATACTTTCCCCCTTACTAACTACTTATTTCAGCCGAAAAATGGAATTGAGACTAAAGAAACTTGATTTGCTTCACGAAGCAACCGAAGTTAACTACAAAATAATGCTAGAGTGTTTCCAAGAATTCGTTTTATTAAGCGGAGAAATCATGATTAACACAGATATTGGGCATAAGATAACAAAAGAAAAAATCATAAAATTCGATGTTGTTTGTTTAAATTGCTTCTTGTTCCTATCAAAAGGAGAGCGTCAGAAATTCCAAAAATTCAGATATGAAATGAAAAAGAGTTTTGGATTTTCTAACCCTGAACAAACAACAATAGACCAATTAAATGATGCTTTAAAAACTTTGGATTTCTCTCAGCTTGGAATCAAGAAAGAGCATGTTCTTTTTTCTGAATGTATAGATATTGCTCAATCTAAATTGGAAGAAATATTAAACTTACGTATACCAGAGTTGCGTAAAAAACGTACCAAGCAAACTTGAAATAATGTTCTTTAAATATATACTTCTGTCCAAAGAATATTTCTTGTGCCAAGCATACTATAAAGATTAAATAAACGAATCCGTATAACAAAAGATATTTCAGTTCCATTTTTATTTCGCTCCTCCAGATAAGATATCGATCATATTTTCTAGTTCCACTTCGTTGAATGGCGTTTCTCCACTTTGTTTTAACGATTGAAACGAAAGTGCCATTATCACCGGTATAAAGAGTATTCCTTTTCCAACTAGTTCCAACTCGTTATAAGCGAAATTCAATATTTTTTCATAAGAACTGGTTGTCAATTCTAAATACAGCGCTGAATCAATTCTCTTTTTGTTGATATATAGTTTTAATGTTGTATTTAGAATTTCTTTTAAATCACCAATTTCTAAAGCACTTACTACAAGTTCTTCAATTTCAATTTCAAAATCATTGGTCTGTTTGACTAAATACATTTTAAAAACCTCCGATATTTGTGATTCATTTAGAATTTTCGCTAACATCCCATTATATTTTCTTGGATTCTTAATAAATCACCTGTCAATGCCTCCAAATTATGGTGCAAGTATTCTTCGCGACTTATATTACGTTCTATAGACACTATAGTTCCGTTCTTTCCGCCCGATGTTTCCACAACTTTATAGGGTGGTTTACCTGCTAAAACATCATGAATTAAATCACTTAAACTATCTAATTCTTTTAACAAATCAGTATCAGTCATTTTTGCGCCTCCATTATCACTTTATCAACCGCGGCTTCAATGTTACGTCGCACCAGTATTTCATGGATAAAAAATCTTCCTTTTTGCGTCCATTTTGTATGAAGTATTGTTCCTGGTCTGCCATCGCTATGCGTGATTGGTATTGTTTTAGATTCCGTATAACCATTGTTCATGTGATCCTTGTACAAAATCCATTGCCCTCCAACTTTATGTTGCACGCCTTCTTCTTTTAAGATGAGGTTTAGCTTCTGAGCGGTTAAATCATAATCTGCTGCAATCTGCGTTACAGCCATCAAGCCTTTTGATTTTAGTATTTCATCATAATAAGTAGCTTTCGGCTCATATTCTGCAATTTGTTTCGCTTGCGTTTGATTCTCTATTTCCAATTTTTGGTTATCTTCTTCTAGGTCTGCCGCTAACCGCAATGCTTCCGCTAGTGTTTGCGGGATGTAGAATGCCATCTTTTGATTTTCATTTGTTTGCGGATTTCGTATCTGTTCGCGCATATCGAAATAATTATCTACTAACTGATCGTAGATTTCCCAAGCGGTTTCATCTTCTAATATTTTTAGTAGTTTGGAATAGCCACGTTCAGATAGAAGATAAACGTTTTTACTCCTGTTCCAAGCATTTTGTGTATAGCCCACTTTTTCTGGGTCACTCAGTGTGATAACGGATTTTAAATCGATAATATCCACATCATTTTTAAATCGTTCAATGTTCCTGTTTATGGATTGGTTAATGGTTCTAACATCTGTGCTATGAATCATTGCAATATCCTTTACCGTCATCGCTCGCTTGCCTTCTCCAAATCCACCTTCAATGCCGGTGAAAGTAAAACGCCCTAGATTTTGTTTACCGATTACTTTTAGATTGTTCATTTTGTTTCCTCCTTAATAAGTTGTCGAATTCGAAACTGATTCTTAAAAAAAATCGTCTACTTTAACATTTAATACTTCTGCAATCTTTATAGCTTCTTCAAAATAGAAGTCTCTTCCTTTTTTTCTATTCACTTTCAAATTGAATAATGATCTATCCATATCTATCATTTCGGCTACCTCTGACTGTTTAAGCCCGCTAGAAACGATTAATCCTTTCAATTTGAAATATGGTACATCATATTCATTTTTAACTAACATCGCTCCTCCTCCTTTCTTTAGTTTCGAAAACAACAACTAATGTAAATTCATAATAACCTAAAAAAGTTTCGAAGTCAACAACTTTAGTGTGTTTTTATTAAATTTATGTTTCGTAATGACGTATATATGTTGCGATTACACAACTTTAAATGTATAATTATATAATCAGGAGGTTGTTCAAATGAGTATTGGAGAAGGTATAAAAGCAAGGCGTCTGCAAAGTAATATGACACTAGAAGAACTAGCTGATGCTCTTAACGAAAAATTCCCTGGAGTTATCAATTTTAATAAAGGAAAATTGTCTAAATGGGAAAATGGCAAGGAGGAGCCTCGTCTTTCATCAATAAAATTGATTGCCGATTTCTTTAACATTACAATAGATGATTTGTACAATGCTAAGATTACAGATTTATTTTCCGAACAAGAAGAAACAGACATACAAAAAGAAGTTGAAAGACTCATGTCCGACATAAAAAACGGCAATTATATTCTTGAAGGTGAAGAACTTTCAGAGGACGCTAAGGAAAGCTTAAGAGGAGCTTTTGAAAATGCTGTTAGAACTGCTAAACTAATAAATAGAAATACTAAGTGAAAAATTCTAGGTAACTTAATATTCTCTGTTTTAGAATTAAATATCCCCCACGCTCTCTTTTTTAGAATTTTACTTACTTTCTATTTTGAAGTTATGATTCTTTATATTAGAATGATTCATGTTAGTACTTTCAAAAGGGACGGTGGTAATCATGGACATTCACGAACGCATTGTATTGTTTCGAAAGCGTCAAGAAATTTCGCAAAAAGAATTAGCTGATATGATCGGTGTTGATGACAGCACAATGAGCAAAATAGAAAATGGCGCTCGTGCTTTACGTCATTTTGAAATAGAAAAAGTAGCAGATGCGTTAAACGTTTCAATAGAAGAACTGTTCGGACGCGCTAACAAAACTGACGTTGATGTTATGCTGCTACGTTTTAACAACGGTTTAAACGACTTAGAAAAGAATAAAATTCTCTCCTTTGTCGATGGTGTGAATAGAAAATAACAATGCAACAAAGATGATAGGTATAAACGCTATGCGTTCATATAATAAAACACAAAAGGGGTAGAAGGAATGGAAACTGGGAAAAAGAAAAAATCTATTTTTAAGAAATGGTGGTTTTGGGTTCTTGTCGTTATCATCGTGATGGTAGCTGCGAATATGGGGAATGAAGATGAAGCTAAAAGTGATAAAACAAGTGAAAAAAATACCACTGCCACTACTGCTAAAAAAACACCCGCTAAACAAGATGTAAAAAAAGAAACCGAAGAGAAAGAATATAAAATTGGTGATGTTGTTAAAGTTGGAGATATGGAATATATTGTAGAGTCAAAAGAAACGACAAAGCAAGTTGGTCCGTCTATTTTGCCAACGGAAGCTAAAGATACTTTTCTTATTATTAATTTGAAAGTTAAGAATAATGGCAATGAAAAAGTGACTATAGACAGTTCTTTCTTCACACTACTTCGTGGCGATAAGAAATATGAAGCTGATAGCGGTGCCTCTCTTTCTGCTAATCAAGATGAAAGCGGCACAATAACCGATTCTTTTTTCATGTCAGAACTTAATCCTGATGTCGAACTGAGTGGCAAGGTAGTATTTGATGTAACTGAAGATACAGCAAATGCTACGGATTTGAGTTTAGAAGCGCAAACAGGAATATGGGGAACTGAAAAAGTTAAAATAAACTTAAATAAATAAAGGAGAATCGCCCAAACCGGGCTTTTCTTTGTACCTAAAATAGAACATACGTACGCTTTTTTTGGGGGTGATATTCACGTAAATACACTTTTTTAAACAATCAGAAACAGAAATAAACGGGAACGGTGGGAAATTATGAAACAGTTAGTTGATTTGATTCGCGAGTTTGGCTCAGCAGATATTATAGAAATATCTCGCAACTTGAATATGCAGATTATCGATTTCAATCTTAATAAAGAAATCGATGCAATACTTACATGCATAGATAATCATACTAGAATACTAACTTGTTCCGCAGCGTTGACGAATGAAAGAAAACAATGTGTATTGTCTTATATTGTTAATATGATAATACTTGAGCCTGACGACACTAAGACAATTATTTTAATGAATGAAGATGAAGGGATTTGTTGATATGCAAGGTGGCGTAAGAAAGCGTGGAGATGCCTGGTACTATTATTTTGAGGCGGGCCGTGTGGATGGTAAGCGGAAAAAGATTGAGCGAAAAGGTGGCACTACAAAGAAAGAAGCCCTCTCTAACTTGAGAAAGGCTTTAGATGAGTTTGAAAACGGTGGTTCCTTCGTGGATCAATCAGAAATTAGCGTAGCAGATTATTTTGATTACTGGTACGAGAACTATGTAATGATTGATTTAAAATATAACTCTCAAGTTGCCTACAAAAACATAATTGACAAGCATATAAAACCGAAATTCGGGCACTATAAACTTAAATCTATACAGCCGGATGTCTTACAAAGCTTTTTAAACAAGAAATTACTCGCTGGCTTTACAAAAAATACAATCAGCGGTTTTTATGGAGTGCTGTCTAAAGGTTTTAAAATGGCTGTTCATCCATATAAGTACATTAAAGAAAATCCAATGCAGTATGTGACACTACCTAAAAAGCCTAACAATAAAAATGAGATTGTGCGAAAATCGGATGATTTAAAAGTTATTTCCTTAAAGGATTTCAACAAAATAATTGAACGCTTTCCAGCTACGACAACCTACTACATCCCTTTGCAAATAGGATTTCATACTGGTATGCGCATTGCCGAGGTTTGCGGTTTGACATGGGATTGTGTTGATTTAGAAAAGGGAGAAATACACGTAGAAAAAATATTGGTTTTACATGGAAGTGTGCCGAAGTTTGGAACGCCAAAGACTAAAGGCTCTATTCGGACCATCAAAATAGGCAAGACTCTAATTGATATTCTAACTACACACAAAGAGCAGCAAGAAAAAAATAAAAAGAAATACCGCGAGTATTATACTCAAAATAATTTTGTATGTACGATGGAAAACGGAACACTCGTAACTCAAAATACAATGAAGTATTTGAGTCGCGTTGTGAACTATGATCTTGGTATTAAGTTTAATTTCCATTCTCTGCGTCACACACACGCTACGATGCTTATAGAAAGCGGAGCTAACACTAAAGGTGTTCAAGTTCGTTTAGGGCATTCTAGGCACTCTACAACGGTAGATACCTACTCTCATGTTACGCCAAAAATGGCAGATGACACCGTAGATATTTTTGAAAATAAGATAAAATAA